TTTTTTTTTTTTTTTCCCTTTTTCCAACGAGTGGAAAAATAAACACTCACAGAAACAGTTCAGTCTTCTTGGTTGTTAAACTTCCAAAGTAATGCATTGAGTTACTGCCCATACGGGACTTAAGGCCCAAACATCATTACTCCTTCCATAATATACGTTATGCTATATGACTACTCCATCGGGGGTATGAGTAATTAGCTCAAACCGCCATGCCAGTAACTAAATACTGAAACACAGCCGGACTTTACACCGCAAAATTGCTTACAATGGAAACTCACTTAACACAACTTCAAACCCCAAGCATGACTTCAAAAACGGTCCCAAACACACAAACAGCTTGCATGCTCAGCAAGTCATCACACACGTGTTCACGCATACACAGAGAAGGTGGCGTGAGTGCTGGGATTTAAACCCCATGCAGTAGGCCCCAAAATTGCCAAGACCCAAGGCCCTGGACCAACAAGCATGTCGTACGTCAACAAACTAGTTGATGTACCTCCACCAGTAGCAGCGTAACTTGCACCGGTATAAGTCGTATTAGTGAAACTAATTCCATTAATTTGACCCGTCGTTGCATTTCCGCAAATACCATTGGCTTCAACAATAACTCGCCGACCACTAAGCCTCGAATCGTAAAAAGTGATTGTACTAGCCAAACCACCAGGCACGGCGGGATTGACAGCAACAAAAGTCCAGCCAGCAAATACCGTTTTAAGGACATTTGCTGCTGAAACAACCACCGGAACAGGTCCAGTGGTGGACCAAAATGATCCATTTGCTTTTGTTGTGCCAGTTGGATCTTGAAGACACATTGTTTGTGGACTAACCGGAATTGTCAACTTCGGAAAGAAGAATTCAATTTCGTAAGAAATCCACAAACGACCCACCTCAACCCCAACGGTCGGCATTCCAAATGTAGAAATACAGAAACGACCCACATCGCTAACACGCGCATCATTCACTGCTCCAACCCGAGTACCACCATTCAAATACATCTGCTTAAAGTTCTTGCACTCAACTCCATGAAGGAATGAGTTCGAGGGCTTATCCGCAGTAGTGAACTGGTAATTCTCTTGGGTAATGAGATCGGGAAAAGGAGAATCATTCACATCATAAACATGTGACATCGTCACCTGCCCCAATCCCGTCACAGCAGAATAATCACTGGATGTGGACTGAAATTCACCAATTAACCCGTGAATTCTGTATTTCTCAAACCCACAATTATGAGACAACCACACAAAAAGATTTTCATTTGATGGATTGACGACATACTCGGTTAAAGTATAAGCTGAGGTGGACAAAACCGACCCCACAAACTCACGATGACGAATAACAGTAGTACGATCCGACTTATTATTTGAAAATTGAGGCGGACCCCCAGCATTCATCAACGTGTTATACTCCACTTGGTAATCGCCCATACCAAAAATATGAGAAATCAAATCACCACCCAAGCCGCCAGCCTTGGAAATCCACTTCCCAACATCAGACGAAGATTTGTAATCACCATGACCCGAAACCGCCTTAGGCATTCCAGGTCTTGAGACTGCTGCCATTTTAGTGGCCTTCTTCTTCTTCTGCTTAGGAGGCTTAGTACCACCAGCTTTTGCCAGCTTACGCTTCTCCTTCTTCCTCGCTTTCTGAGCAGCAGATTTCGGCATCAAACACTAACAATGAGAGTAAAATCGAAGAACAAATGAACCAAATGAGAGACAAAACAAAGAACATACACAAGAAAAGATTTAAAGCAGAGCTCGAGACTTACAATCCTCTCTGCCTAAATGTACGAAATTAGACATTCTAATGACATGGGCAGAGGATCACTGTAGACCGCCTCGCGGCCACAGTATAAAGCCTCTATCCAAGCATCTGATTTCCAACACGCACGAATCTGATCCATAGATATTCCATTGATTGTTCCAACAAGCTCACCACCATGATTTCGCTCCAAATACGTGATATACTCAGAAATCCGAACCCTACACTCCTTATTGAAGTAAGAGTCCATCCTAAGAGCACATGCACGCAAATAGTGCCATCGCACATCATCCACATTACTCCCAAAACACAATGACGACAAAACACGTTCAGCCTCAGGCACAGGAAAATACATCCCCAAAGAATCATCAAAGATAGAACCTTGGCTCAAAAATGCAACATCAGCACATCGACGTGGCTCCCATGAAGGAGTCTTTGTCTTCACGCCAATCGCAGTCCAAATTTCCGAAATCCGTGTCGGTGTAAAGAATTCCAATGCCCACTTCGAAACCGAGTAAGTATTGTCATCCCCATAAAGCAGCGCCACTACGTTCGAGCAAAATTCAAAATACGAATAAGATCGGCCATCCATTTTAGCAATCATCAACCACGCATAACAAAACAAACGAT